TGGCATTGTATACAAAAGGATACACTACTGTATGATTTTGTCAACACCCCTCATAACAAAGCAAAAACCCACCTATTACAGCGGGTTCTGAATATTCCTTGTACTCCCGGTACTCCCGGTACATGAACTAAACGTGTTGTGTAACCCAGTCTTCCATAAACTTACAGGTGCAGGTAAGGTTAAATATATCTGTAGAACCAACCCCTGCATAGCTAGTCACATCGCTACACCGGACTTCCAAGTCCTTGCTCTCTGTAGCGTCTCCGCGCAATCCCTGTAAAGCGTCCTTAGCGTATTCCATTATCTGCCTACCCTTGACAGCACTGGTATGTGCAATGGCAAGTGTGAGTCGGGCTGTAGCTGTAACCTGCTGCCTACTAGCCCCCATCTTCTGAGGAGTTCCAGAGGCCACTTCCACAAGCAACCAAGGCATAGTTGCAGTAGTTCCTGCCTGAATATAGAATATCTTATTGATACCCCCAAGAGCTGTAGTGAGGGTTGAGTTGCCTTGTAGGATTCCAATTATATCTGCTTCTATCATTTTTTAGTCCTTAACGCCATATTCATAATGGTCTTGAATCTGCTATTTGCATAGGGCACTATCATATCTTTAGTGGGTTTAACAAAAGGCACACCTGCTGTCTTAGTATTCCGTATCTTACTCAAGAGTTTATAGAAGCTATTCTTGTTATCTGGATCATCTGGATTTTTCTTAAATCTAATCCAGTACCAACTCTTCATACGCTCAATAAACAAATCACTACCATCATCAGTCAAGTGAATACTCGATTCTGTTTCCCTATAAATAGCATGTTCTGCTGCAGATCCAGCTCGTACTGTGTAAATATCTGTAGGAGCATCTACTTCTTTAGTTTCACCTGCCCACCCACTAGGATGGGTTCCACCAGCAGCAGTAACCCACATAATAGAATCTGTTAATTCACCAGAGGCATCATGCTTGCTGGTTATAGCCTTCATATTTGCTACTGCTTTAGCCCCGACATCATTCATAAGAGCCTGTATGCCTATAGGAAGAGCATCGGCGAAAGCTGATTTAGTAATCTCCCCCGAACATTTCCATTTGACATAATTAGAGGTCACTTACGTCTATCTCCGTCTGAGGTATCTCTAACTTCAGGACTAACTGAGGTATAAGATTCCGCCACACCTCTGGTTCACCAACAACATGATATTGCTTGTTTCTAGGATCCAATATATAATCTTGCGCCATTACAACTCCGTCATAGGAAACATCCAAGAAGTCGTAATGGGATATATTCTGGTTATTTTGCTCATTCAAAAAGGCTTCACTTGCACCTATGGGCTCAAGTCTGCCTTGTACTGTTCCTACATAAGTAAGAGTGGCATCTGAAAAGCCACTAGCTTCAACTTGCCTATATACTCTATGTGTTTCTCTGCATTCAGGGAATAATGCCATATCAATTGTCCATAAGGCAATTAACAGCAAAAGTGGATGAAGACGAAGCCACTAGTCCGCATTTATCTATGATGCCTTTAAGCTGTAAACCATAATTTGTAAGTCCATAATCATCAGTAGCACTATCTATACCACCAAATGATACAGAGAGCCTTCCTTCGGTCTTAGAAGTGATTCTACCAGCCCCAGCTCCTACGGCTGAATTCTGGACTGTATTAAGGCTGTAGCGATGAGCAGCAAGATAAGCTACAGCCTTGTCATAAAAAACACCGAGGACGCTAGCACTGAGTTCAAGCCTAGCAGAGGCTACATAATAATTCATGGTAGCAGTAAGTGCATAGAGAGCAGGGCACTCATATTGCAGTATTTCCTCGGCGGTCATTTATTTATCCTTTGATGGTGCCCTTTTCGACACCTTCTTTCTGTTTGAAAATCTCAAGGCGTACATCCTGCCGCTCTTCAGTATCATACCAGTTACGCAACGTATCAGGATGGAAGGTGTTCTTAACAAGAGCAATTACCTTGCCACCAGCTCCAACTTTTCCACCCTTACGGTCAATATTAGCCAGTTTAGCAGGAACAAGTCGCTTATTCTTTTCTTTCTTATCATCAGACTCAAGGACAAGCTCCTGAGGATAAGCAAGTTCGTCATCTGCACCTTCAGAGTCTTCCCCTTTCTTAACAAGGATGTCTTCATAGTTCACCTTGTAGAATTCCTCATGGAGAGTCTCATCATCCAAAAAATGCTGGGCAGTTGCACGGGCGTCAGCCCACTGAATATCATCAATTTCACTAGTACCCGGAACAATAGTTACATAGGTATTGGGGATCGTAGCACACGGAACCAGAATACATCCGGTATCTTTCGACGTAATAATCATAGGTATCTCCTTTATGATTTTTGAAGGTCTTTACCTTCTTTATAATAAGCCCACCTATATCCATAGGCAGTCTTTAGCTTACCAGTGCAGCATGAGCATATATTGCTCTCTGCTTTAGGTGGCAGATGATAGAATTCTGCAGCACCTTTCATTGTAGAGAAATGTTCTCCAGTATCTAAATTCATCACATCTTTAGCTGATGGATTTCCTGCACCCTTAAAATGAGCACTTGCATAAGTACCCACTCGCGCTTTCTGTTCTTCCGATAAATGCTTCCCATAAAACGGATTACGTTCACCAGACATACGATCTGCCATAATTAAATACATATGAGGAGGCCATTTTTGACCACTAGCAGCTTTGGCCCTACGTTCTTTAGCAATTGGAGAGTCATCCTTGTAGTTACCATATTGCAATTTGTTGCAGATATATCTATTACGCAACTCCTCTATAGTGTCTGTATAAGCATAACAAAAATGATACTTATGTGCCTTTCGAAATGGGTTGTTACAGAGTGAAGTTATACAGCCCGCTGTTACATCTGTCTCATAATGAGCCTCATATATAGAAGGATACACTTTATTTAGCTCTACACAGTATATCTGTTTGGCTAATCTATAAGCCCTCTCCATATTTTTAAATCGCCAATCATCACTACACTCTATGCTGTAATTCCCATCTCCCCCTGTGGTCATATTATACCCATATGGAAGTATTGAATTGTATATCTTTATGAAAAGTCGCTCCTTACAATACAGAGCTTGCTCATCATTGTCCTCATACAATATATCCCATGTAAAATCATCCCACTCATATTTTCGTAAAGCTCTATGAAATACACAATCATCTTTTGCTATTTTATGGGCGTACGCTCTTTCTTTCAAAGGCCCAATAGTCTTCCCAATATAATACTTCCCTGTTGTGTTACAAGTTGCTCTATACACACATCCCATTATTAAAGTCTCTCCTTGAAAAAGTTTAATAATGGAAGTATAAAGGGTACTGTGGATTAACACAATACCCCTCATACCTTAACCTAGTCTAAATCCCAAACCCTTTGCAAATTGATAAGGGATAGAAGCAGGTGCAGCCCGCAGTCTTCGCTCTGCAAGGGATCACATAAGCGAGTCCATCGCGCAGAACCTCTTCCTGAGAGAAATCCATCGGAAGGTCAAAAACTACGTGGTCTGCATCGTTCTTGAAACAGAACATACCCTTAGTGGAGGTGTATCCAGAGGGCATAATCGTCTCAAGCTCGTTGAACCAAAGGACGTTCGTGATGTTCTTACTGGTCTCAAGGAAGTACTGAAGAACTGTCTTCTCGGTCTCATCTGCAAGACGCTTCTGCTCAATGAGCTGGTAGCTAGAAAGCGGGAGCATGAGGGTATCAGGGATCTCAATACCTTTAGTGGACTGGATGATAGCATTGCTGATACCAAACAGATCTTTCAAGATCTCGTCAGAAGTCTTGGTGCTCCAGATGGTACTAGAAGCAGCTCCAGCAGGAACAGTATAAGTTGAGGTTCCTGCAAGGCCAAAGAATCCCACAACACCGGTAACAGTGTCACCGTTCATTGCAACATCATTCAGCTTCTTTTCGACAGCTTTACGAGCAGCAGAAGCACGAAGAGCATCAAGGGGACGATTCATCTTAGCAGCACGGGCAATTTCATCTTTGTTATACCGATATGAAGCCTGTACAGGATAGACCTTAACAGTCGTCTCGGTAGCGAAGATATCGACGGATGGGAAGTCGGTGGCGTAGTCCCCGCCGCCCATCTTAGCAATACCTACACGACCATAGGAACGATGGGTAATGTCAATATCGAGGGGATCACCTTCCATAGAGATGGGAAGCGTGGCAAGCATCTTAAAATTATCGTCATACTTAATGTCATAAGTCTTGGCACGAATCGTTTCAAGATCACGGGTGAAGAAAATAGACTCTCCAGAATCAAGGTGCATCAGATCATCAGCCATTTCCTACCTCCTTATTTGAGACCGCGAACTTCAAGGATCGCAAGGCCATTGTTTACGTTCGAGCGGAAGAAACTACCAATGTCGTAATTGCTGGTAGAAACTGTTCCAAAATTGCCAATCGTTCCCGTTCCACTAATAACTACATAAGCGGCTTTCTTATCAGAAACAGAACTTTCTGCAGGAACCCACGCTGTACCGTCAGCAACAATGTTGACTGACATGCCAGTCTTCCATCCTGCGTTACCGGCACCCCAATCCTTACCACCATTCTGAACGAACGCAGCAATACCAAGGAACTTAGCATTAGTGGTGTAGGTATAAGTTGCAGTTGCCTGACCAGCACCAAGGGTAACAACAGAAGTAACAGCAACAGAAGTACCAACGGGGCCTGTAATAACAACAATCAGATTGGAGCCACCCGCAGCAGCACTATAACCAGCAGCAACAAGAGTTGCATTGGCATTAATCGCTGCAATATGGGCTGTCATGGTCGTTGCATGATCCGTGGCAAACGTAGAAGCAACTGCAGTACCTGCAATCGTGGTAGTAATAACATTGGACGTAACGAGTACACCAGAAAGGGTGATCGTAGCAACATCCGTGTGAGGGCCATACGCCTTATTTTCAACACCTACCGGGCCAAAAACAGGAGAACCATAAGCGATATTTTCTTTTGCAATTGCAGATTCCACAGCATTGGGAATTCCAACAATCAACCCAGCAATCGCAGCATCAGGAGCACCATAAGCACCCATGTCTACCTCCCTTATTTCTTACCGCGCTTGAGACGTTCATCAATCATACGTTTCCGCGCAGCATCAGCAGATTTGTCATCTGCACTATCCGTCTTAACAACAGTTGCACCAGTCGAGCGAACGGTGGCATCTGCTCCAGCAGCAAGTTTCTTATTAAGATCACCTACAGCAAAATCATAACCGGCATTGATGTAAACATCATCTTTACCGTCAAACTTCACATCAGCATAGACCTTAGTAATGACAGCTTTCTTGAGATCAATGTCAGCCTCGTCACCCTTAACTTCTACACCCGCTTTCTTGGCAGTCTCCACCAGAACAATCCGCTGTGCCACACGAGCATTAATAGCAGATTCATCGAGATGAGCTTTCTTCATGTTCTCAAGTTCAGCTTCAGCAGCGTCGAATTTCGCCTTGAAAGAGTCTCGTTCTGCCTCAAGTTTGGACTTATCCACCCCAGCGGCTTTAACCTCTTTATCAAGCGAGTCGGCTCTGGCTTCTACTTTCTTGAGAGCATCAATCACAGCTTCATCTGCTTCATAGTCAACAGAATCAAGCTGAATGGTTCTCTTATTAGCCATTTCCTTCTCCTTAGAGTTTTTATCTTCAGCCGCCACTACTGCGGCATCATCAACAAGTATCGCATCTTCACTATCCATATGAATCACAGCCTGATCTCCCTGACGGCCCACATAACAGAGGGCAAGGTGATCGTTAACTATATTTTTCTGAATAGCATCATAATGAATTCCACACCACACACCAGACTCAGGAATTACTTCGCAGTCATATCCAACAGAAAGAGATTGCATTCCTTTTTTAATTGCCTCTACACCATCAGCCCGAGTGACTTTAAGATCAGCAGAAGCAAATACATTATTTCCATTTACTGATTCGGAGGTGTAGCCAACTGCCATCTCTTTTCGTTTAGCCTCATCCTTAATCAGTTTGCCTTTATCATCATATTTATGCCCAATATAAATAGGCATGTTTGCCATCGAATCAAGACTTACTTTAGAGAAGACCTCATCTACATCGCGAAGCTCGTGACGGATAGTTCCATTAGGAAGCTTGTAGGGAAACACACCAATAGAAGTAATAATAGAACGCGCTTCTACAGAACCGTCTTCGTTGAACTTGGCGGGGAAAGTAAGAGCATCACCTTTGGCGGTATCATATCTAGTTACTCTCATTTCTTAACAGTTCCTGTTTTCTTTGGTTTCGTTTTAGTTCCACAAGCCATAGTTTCCTCCAAAGTGTATACTAAATCATACAGTAGTGTATCCTTTTGTCAACACCCCTCATTACAGAGGATCGGCATCATCCTTGCCCAGACGATGCCTTTCTTTTGTAATTATCTCGAACCAGTTTCCCTTAGAGTTTAAAGTTATCTCTACAGAGCCATAATCAATCTGCTCTATTGCTTCTTTTATAGCCTTAAGTAATTCCGGAGGACAAATCATGCTGCTAACCCCCTATCTATATCTTGCAAATAACTGTTCCACGAACCCGCTGCAGTGCAACGACATTGTACTGCCATACCGGGAGCTAAATGCACCCATGATGCAGGACGTTGCTTCCAAGTAACCCCCAAATCATCTGAGTATACATTAGGATTTTCCCAACTACACAGCATCCCGCCTATTGCATAATGATCTGGTGCTTTAGGATAGAGACCTCTCGGATTGCCCCTCGTTTTACGGTCTCCTATGTCCATCCAGTAATATGTAGTCATTCCTATAGAGGTCTGCTGCGCCTTAGATATAAGTCCTTGTAACTTTCCAGTCTGATCTCTTGCAATAAGTTTTGCACGAGCATCAGACATATTATCATTGATAGATTTTATTTGGTCTACTAATTCATCAAAAGAAGTTCCATTCTGGACACCACTAATAACTGTACTATTAAGTTTTTTTATATATTCTTCATTAAGACTAGTAATAAGCTTATAATTTTCCCGTTCCCATAGGGACTTTGTATCAGCCCACCAAGAATAGTCTAATTGCATTTCCTGCCCAGCAATTACTTTAACCTCTGCTTGCATAAATGTGGAATTCTTACCTAAGATTTGTTCAGCTATAGACTCAAGAGTTTTGAACAAAGTACCAGAAGAAAGTACATTAGTACCATAAAGCACTGTTAACTCTTCCTCTAACTTACTTATAATGTCATCAAGTTCTGAATCAACAGAATCTGTATGAGCTGGAGTGTATTTCATTAAAAATGATCTTAGCAATTCAGTAGCACTATCTGAAGTTCTTTTAACTGTGTTAGAAATATACTGGGCATATTCCCGTTCTATAGCCAAAGGATACGTAGGAGCTTTAGGCCGTCTATGCCTAGTTCTGTTACGCTGCGCTTTGGTCATACCAGAACGATAGAGTTTTAGTAATGTCTTAAAATTATTCTCGAAAGCGGTCATGCATCTTCCACAGGAACAGTAGAATCACTAGCAGGTGGCTTTGTAGTAGAAGTAGCGGGTTCTAATTCTGTGTACTCATCCCCATAACCAAGTTCTTCACTATAGCCCTCATAGCTTCTTACACCAGCTTCACAAAGAGCCAAATTCGCTGTAATCAAGGTAGACATCGTGTCTGCTTCAGTCTTTGCCAAAGTAGCCTTTTCCGTTTCAGACATCTGATACAGGGAATTAAACTCAAAATCTACATCCGTGTCCATTTTGTTGGCAAGACAGAGGATAGTGAGAAGTCTACGAATTTGGGGTTTAAGACGGTTCTTCTGGAACGATTGCACAATGTCTATGTAATTGTTATAATCAGCTTCCCCAGTTGCATTCAATCCAGCAGGAGATCGTCCAAAGAGTCTCGTTACTGGAATGCCTGTAGAACCTGCCAACATAAGCATATACCGGTCAATAAGGGCATCTATACCTGTAACAGTGGCATATTCCTTAGAAAAGGACTCTTCACTATCTATAACACGCGCATTGAGAACTGAGGTGGAGAGTTGTATAGCCTGAAGCCGTTTTGCAAGAGACGTTTCCCCACCTGCAGCAAGGAGGGATGCCAAGTTTTTGAATTTATAAGTACCAGAAACAAAATCCAAAATAATGTTAACTGTACTCTGAGTAATGGAACCCAAAGCAGATAGAGATGTGTAAATAGCCTGAAGGCTAGACAGTCCCCAATATTTATTAGTCTGGAGAAGTCCTGCATAATTACAAGTAGGCGCTGGATCATTCTTAAATTCAAGCACCCTCGTATAATGTATCTTATAACATACATAAGTGTCTTTAATGTAATATTGAACAGAATATCTAATAATTTTGCCAAAGGTAGGAGACATGGGATCCATATCCCAGTCAGAGTCCTGAAGGTCTACACAGGTGGCGTCAATAGGCTTAAGGAATTCCACTGTGCGCACAGCACCCTCGTTAAGTGGCTGATCTACAGTTCTACCATCCATAGCTCCAATAATAATCAGAGAGCCACGATACTGCCTCTGAAATGAAAGCGCCGTAAAAAGGGCTTCCTCTACTCCAAGACGCTCAAATTCCCTATCTACCTTCTTCCTAGTATCTTCATCTTCTATCCAAATACCTTCCCGAGTAGCATCCTGAGGGACAGCATTGACTATGCGGGAGGCAAGTCCGTCACCAAGGCAAAGCTGAGTGAGTTCGTCATCATTAAGAATGGTTGCATTGCCATAATGTGTCCATGCAGTCTTGTCCTGCCTCTGACCAAGACCTGTAGCCATGTTAGACCATGCTTGGCTATCATAAAGAGCAGTATCAGCATGAGGAGTACTTTCTACAACGGGATCTATTTTAGCTTTAGGAGGCCGTCCACGACCCCGCTTGACTTCTGTTTCTGGCATTGTATACAAAAGGATACACTACTGTATGATTTTGTCAACACCCCTCATAGTTAAAACCTAAACCCCTTATATTGCTCTGCCCACATACTACTATCATACAAATTCATGGAATTAGTTAGAGAAACATAACCTCCTTCCCGCAAAAGAGAAGCATATGAATCAGCAACATCATCTGCACAATCTTTATCTTTCTCGTTCCACGCCAATAACATCTCAAGATACATAGGATCCCCCTCCTCAGCAAAGACGGTATTCTTAAATCCCGCATATCCTATAGTGGCAATTTTAGTCTGCTTATTCTGTTTTTCATTATACTGCTCAGTAAATATACCTAAAGATTGTGCTCTAGGGTCTCCTGCAATTAAGTCCAGTAGAAACCCCTTATCACCATTATCCTCCGCATAAAGTACCTTGGCTTTATATTTACTCATCTTCTCGAATATAAAAGGAATCCAGTCTTTTGCATGTGTCTGTTCAGCCCAGCCTATGCAGCCCATCTTATTATTAGGCAATTCACACATAATCGTAAGGGCACAATAGTCTCTATCCTTATCGCCGGGGGAAGAGTAAGCAGCATCAATATGCGCTTTAATATTCTTGGCATGAGCAAAATCCCAAGGTTTAATCTGCTCATCATTAAGTACAAATATCCTATCGGCATCTGAGTCAAAACGTAGTTCATAGTTACAGGCAAAAAGTAATGGGCCGTTAGCCTTACGGGCTTGTTCTATTTTCTCTGTAGACATAAATGGTAAAGACTGCCACGGGAAAACTTGATGCCTGATACCCTGCTCCTTCAGCTCTTCTAGTCCGTCGTTTATAGCCCAACTTGTTCCTGTAAATAAACAAACACACCCCGGAGAAGCAATGTTAGCCCGTATCTCTGATACAATGAGCTTAGTAAATTCCCGCTCTGATTTATATATACGATCATGAATATCAGTAATATCGTCCAGCATAATACATGAGGAAAAGTGCTTTCCAGTTATTCGTGAATCCAGTCCCAATGCTTCAAGAGTTGATTCTGGAGTATGGTCTGTTCGTACTGATAGATTAAACTTACCCTCTTTCCTAGTAGTAAAGTGCCATTCTGCTTTATCAGGAATTCTACCGTTTCTATCTGCGAACCACACAAATGTAAGAAGTTCCTTAACTGCGGGAATCTCCATCATTTCAGAAACTGCTTTTATTACTTCCGCTGCTGCAGTATACCCTTTTCGTACAATAGCCATAGTAGCATTTCTATCGCGCATAAGACGGTATATAATCCCGATTTCTATAACTGCTGTAGTTTTATATGAGCCACGAGATGCTTGCAGGAGGGTGTCTTCCTTTGCAAGGTGCATGTATTTTATCCAATCACTGTGAATGTCAGTTAAAAGGGTTTTGCCACATAGCCAACCAAGTTTGACTGGATTATTTATAATATCTTCTACTATTGCCCACGTATATGGGCTGCTTCTTGACATTAGGTATCTCCTATAATGGAAATAGCCTAACAGAAACTACTATTTTGTCAATGGGGGTCATAAAAACAAAAAGCCCTCCTGATTAAAGAGGGCGAGAATCAGCACATGTACAGACATTACTCTTTAACTATTCCGCCTTTTGAATTCACCAGATAGTTGACACCCTTCACGGTAATCCGCTGTATGCTGAAACTATACCCATTATATACAATTTCCCCCGGTTACAGCATCTGCAGAGACAACTGCCTTAGAACACTGCGGTACAAGATTTGCGTTACTACCACATCCCGTGAATACTGCCACCACAGCCAATGCAGAAAATACCAAAAATGCTTTCTTCATACTCTATCTCTTTTATTTTTGTCCTGTTTTATGTCTTCCTGAGCCCCATTTGAGCACATTCCTAAAGACTTATCCTTGCTGCAGTAGAAAACCCAAAAGATTGCCTTCCAAACATCACACAAGCACTGCACAGCTTTCTGCATCATCATCATCATCCTCCACTATGATAGCCCCATCCTCAGATGATACTACTACACGAACGCCATTACAATGTCCAACATAGCCACCGAAGCAATCGGAGTATTCCTCTGCATCCTCAATAATAGCGCCTTTAGCAAAACCAAGTTTTTCGTTAGTAATTAGAACTCTCATATAAGCCCCTTATCAGCCTTCCATTCAGCTATAAGCTGTTCTAATGTACATCCCATATCACCCAGTTCCGTCTCTGAAACAATATCTTTGACTTCTGCCAAAATATCCTCTGGTGACTTACCAAAAGCATAAGCATTATCAAAGAAAATCAACACAGATTCCTTCCAAATCTCAAACTTATTCATTACCTGTTTCATGTCCTACCTCCTGTACATCCATACTTACTATTATAACTTATTTAAGTGTCTTTGTCAACGCCAAGCTTCATCATATTCATCTAAAAGCTTAATAATCTGATTGGCATACTGAATACAATTAGGAGGAACTTCAGACCATTTTTTCATATTACGGAGATTTGTCTCCCCCCAAGTATAGCTAAGTACGCCAAGATATACAGATCCATCAAATTCCTTAATGAGATATGCTAAATATCTACAACCCACCTGAGCATTGTCTTCTGGATCTTGCCAATTAAAAGTTTTATAATACCCATCATGAAATCTATCTGCGGCTGATATAATATACCTACGATAGATCTGCATTATCCCGCATGATCTATATCCATTGACTACTCTGGACATAGCTTTAGGGTTGAAACGGGATTCAGTATAGGCAACACAGTGAGATAGCCCAACAGGAAGCCCTGCTTCGTTTCCCTCTATTGTAAGAATATTATAAATATACTCAGATTCTACCCAGTCTTTAGGACACTCTGCATATAAAGCACTTAGGCAACAAAACAAAAATACTATACATTTTTTCACTATATCTCCTATTATTTTGGGAACATATCCTTCCAATGGGTTAAAATGTACCACCCACCTACAAGCAACAGACACAAACAGGTGGTGTAATCTATTATGGGGGGTCTATCATTGTTGACTATTCCACTTATCAAACATAGCTGGAATAGTCATAGGCAATTTGGTTCCATCACAAATTAGAGATACTATAACCATATTAGGATAACCATTATCTCTATATTTCTGAAATATATCAAATAGAGTTATTTCAAATTCCTCATAAGAAGGTATATTCCCTGTGGAACCCTGCACAGCATCATTCAGCCACTCATTTTCCATGGTTTCTAGTTCTCCTATTTAATTCCTCAACACAAACAGCATATTGTATACCGCCATCTTCATCTCCGATCTGCACAAACTGATCTTCTGATTCAAGGTAAAGTTCTTCATCGGCGCAGCCTCTTACAAAAAGAACGTATTCGTCATATTCTTCTGAAGTCATGAAACATCTCCTTATCTAAATATATGATTGAAAGCATAACTGTAACAAACCGTATAATATACAGATCTCCCTGTAGCTGGTTCTATAATCACGCCATTGTATCTGACAACAGCATGATTAATATCTTCCCCACCGAATTCTATAGTTCTAGCTGATGTATCAACCAGACAAAGCTCTCCCTTTTTATGAAATACAATGTACATAATGTTAAGATACATCAGAGCTTTTTCTTCACAATCCCCATGCCCTGATACAACACACTCATAAAGAGACTGTATATTATCAGATGCTAGATATCTGATATGGGAATTGATCCACAAAGGAATGTCTTTCTCATTTTGTATTGATGAGAAATCCCCATAATACAGATTAAATCCACAGTACCTATCACTGTAGTTTGTATCATATGCTTCATTCACCATCTGCTGACAACCAGTAAGGATTATCACTACAAACATAACACCAATAAGGTTCTTCATAATTCGCCTCCTAATTAATGAATATATTATAGCATAGGTGATGCAGGTATGTCAAGCAGCAAATTGGCCTATAAGAGGGTATTTTTGGAAATTTTATAAAATTAAGGTCTTGCAAATTTGCCATGAAACTCCTCCAGAGCCTTGCAACGAGCTTCATAGGCTTCTTCTGCTGTATGGAAATATCCCACACTATAGGTTTTATAGTCTTTGGTTATTCTGGCTCTGTATAAGTTCACCCGTTTCTCATACACTACTCCCTTATACCCACTATTGTTCTTTCTAGTTCTCCCATTCCTACAATTCTCTGCATTTGTGCATACCCTGAGATTCTGTTTCCTGTTATCTAACGTATCCCCGTTAATATGGTCTACTACTTTACCATCCTTATAAGTACAGCCCATAATAAACCTATTTAATCGAATAACAGGTTGCTCCCATATGCAGTGTTCAAAATAGGGATCTCTGCCTGATCCTAAACTGCCCACATGCCATGCTAACGCCTGTATACGCCCAAGATCTTCGTCATCGACTAATACTGTGTAACCTGAAATTTGTATTTCTGCCATTTATAGCTCCTTATGAAAAATAAGTTATCAGAAAGAGAACATAACGTCAATAGGGTAATTGCCTATAAGGAGTAAAAAATTGCATCAAGAATTGCTTAACAGTATATACCAAAAAGAGACCCATACGGGGGGGGTCAATTTTGGCGCTATGGGTACTGTAGTCTTAAAGTGTACTACACCATATATAATGCCTGTTAATATGTGCATAAGTCAGCATCAAGCCACAAAGTCTCTGCTTCCTTGTTTACATACGCTATAGGTATCATTATGGGTATGTTATTGAATAGTATGTTATATAATCTATAACATTACCTATAGTGTATAATGGCTTCTAGTTCCCAGAACGTGCATTATGCGCAGTAAACCACACCATAGGCATGATGATGCATAGGCGCTACATATGGACAAGGCACACTATAAGAAAGGGATATTGTTTGCACAACGGGCAGAACACTATATATAACACCTGTTATTTTACTATACTGTATATCACACACTGTATCAAAATGACACACTAATATGAGTCAAAATGGCACACTTCCCCTTTACTCTAGGGTATACCAGATAGTTGCAATCTTAACTTAATTACTTCTGCCTAGTTCAAATACTGTACTACCTAACTAATACACTAATACTATGCTGCCTTATATGACAATACTACAATATAACATATCTATTATCTTATATAGGCTACTTTATTATGTATATGGCATAAAAATACCCTAGTATTGCGAGTACTAGGGCTTAGACAAGGAACTATGGGTTTATTAACAGGATACTTTATTGATCCTATACTCGTGTATTGTCACTATACGGAAAGTATAGGAAGGGTTATTGCTTGCTGCAAAATACATATCTTTTTGTGCCATGCCTAACGTATCATAACTCCCTTGTCTTATATCTGTAAACGTACCTACTGCATTAGTCCAGAATCCCATTTTACTGTACTCGATATGGTACTGCATTTATATCTCCTTTATACGTGCTAGATATTCCATAGCAGAATGGAGTGCACATCCTGCTGGAAGCCATATACCTAAATACTTGACATAAAATACACCATTTTCTCGTTTCATTTAGATATTACCTGAACTACTTTAGCATAACCAGAAAGTAATGCTGCCGTTTTTGCATTGGCTCTGCTAGTTGCCATGATCTCAGATACCTTAAATTCGCCGCCGTTCATTTTCCCTGTTACAATAAATGTTCTCATATAAATTCCCCTTTGGTTTGTTTCAACCATATAATTACTATACACCATAGTTAAAACATTGTCAAATAAAAAACCGGCTTTTTAGGCCGGTTTAGTGGTTTATTTATTCATCCTTTAATATGTATGTGTTTCACCTAAAATCGTTATATCTACACTATGATCTGCATATCCACTAATTTCCATAGTTGACACTATTACTTGATATGATATATAAAAACCCATAATAAAAGCGCCAATGATTGCCAAAATAGCCGTTGACTTTTTCATTCTACAATTTCCCCCATATCGTTAAAATAATACTCATTGGCTTCTAATGTTTCGTAGATTGCTTCTTCGCTGGTCAAGTACTCATATTGTTTTTCCAGTTTGCGGTAAATGACTTGCATAATTTTGCAGCAAGCATCCAGAATTTCAGATTCTGGAATAATGGAATATGGAATATCATTGTCAAATTCAACATCTTTGATTGATACTGTATATTCATGCTCATAGTGACTACTTGACTTATAAAGTGTGAACCGTGCATCTTCAAAAGGTTTCGTCAAGTCAGTTAAAAGTGTAGCAAACAAGAGAAAAAACTCTTCCTTTGGTGCATATGCTGCCAATCCTGCAAAATCTATACCTGCTTTGGAAAAATTACCCGTAAAGTTTGCTCCATCTCCTTGACTGGAAAAACCTGAAAAATGAATTTCGGGGGTATTAAAACCACAAAATCCAAGCATAGTTTTAATATCATCATAGTCAGAATCATACCAGTCAAATTCCGTATTAATATCATAATTCTTTTCTATGATCTTCTTGTAAAGCTCGGGACTTTCTTCCTTGATTGTGTCAATAGTCCTCAATTCCACTTCAATAGTCTTTTTCATATTCAAATTCTCCTCTTGATTAACCTTATCATTTTATCTGCTATCGTGTCAAGCAGAAACCTTCTCTAAACTGTACAAAAGAACAGGATGCAAGCCCGAAAGGTCAACAATAGACACAATCCGCGCATTTTCCATGCGGACGCGCATTACACGGCCTCGATAACAAATTTTCCGGTTAAATTCTGTTACGTCAAGGGAAAAATCCTTGTATAACATGGAATAAAAGGCGTTTTCAAACTGACTGATATTAAATTTACTCATAATCGTTATCCTGACCCAAAATATTCAGAGTTATTGTGTTATCTGGATGAACAGTGAATTCTGTAGTAAGTACAATAACCTGATAACATACCACAAAACCGATCACAAAACACACCATGCCAATCAAAATACCCTTGATAATGTTCTTCATAAAATTCTCCTCTCAAATATCTATGCTAGGCAAAAAAGCCTAGTAGTTTACAGTCATTTTAACAGTTTTAGCATGTTCTCTATTGATATGATAAAGGGTTTTCCCTTTATGTTCAAGGATAGGGTCAACATATTCCACTTCTTTAGCTTTCATGGCACGTGCAAAATTATTGCAGGCATTTATCAATCTTGCCTTATCTGTTGCTTCTTGTATCTGGTTTACTGTCATATTTGTATCTCCTATCTATATATACTATAGACCATGCTAATAATCTTGTCAACAGAAAAAGTAAAAATAAATAAAAAACCGCACGATTTTTACTTCATGCGGTTCACGGCTTCATTTTCTTTGTTTTGACCGTTTCGGGTCAACTCTTTTTAGCTCATACGGTTTACCCGACTTTTTTGGCATTTTCTCGAAATTACTCATAAAAATTCCTCCTATTCAATCCAAAAAATCGCTTTCAATTCTGCTACTATTTTTTCAGGGTTTTCGACGTCATAAAAAATAGTATGCTCATTACCAAAATAATCAACTATAAAAATGTAATTTTCTTCTGAAGTGAAAAGATGTATTTCAATGCTTTTCACTTCTATGTAAGGTTGATTTTCTTTTATATAGTATCGTCTTCCGGTTTCCCTATCATGCCCGACAATGATTTTTTTTCCGTTGACGGTGAATCCTCTTGTATTAAGCATTTTTTGCCCTCCTGAAAATTACCCTATGTGAATACTGTTTTTCATTCTCCCGATAGGATTTATAATCGTCCTTTATTTCTTTCAGGCTTATTGCAAGGCCATTGCTTTTTGCTTCATATGTACAAAGATCATCCCAACCATATCCATAATTACCTTGTAATACCTTTTTATAAGTGTACTTCATTTTGCTTGCACCTCAAGGACAAATACCCAATAACTTTTTTCAGACTTAGGGAGATACCCGAGATGGTATTTTCCCTGCCAATCAAGCTTTTCGGCGAGCATTTTTGCTACTGTAATAGCATTTTCGGTAGGATTTTTGCTATAGTCCGCGCTCACGGTAATTGATCCAGCTTGACATATTGCTTTATAACGTAAGCCTCTTGAATTAGTTGGCCCCATAAACTTTACCACGATTGATGCCATTCCAAATTCTGCATTAAATTCTACTGCCATAATTCACCCCTTGCCGGTTTTATAGGCGTCCGGCTTGCCTTGATAACCTAATTATAAACTATCTTAAGAAAAATTGTCAAGCCTCAAAATATGATTGCCATTCCTTCAGACACTCCACAGCTTCAAAAAAATCATCGTATCGGCATTTTCGTTTTAATTCATTACCAACATAATGAGCTACAATATACCAACTGTTTTCTTTTGTTAGTGATACCTATTCCGTATCATGTAATTCATTCAGAATCATTACAATACTCATAGTCAATTCCCCTTTCGGCTTTTCTTGCCGTGTTACCTTATAGTATCATACCCTTATAAAAATATGCAATAGGTAAAATACAAAAATTGTCATAATTTATATATTTCATAGGGTATTTTATGTTTACTATATGCCTTAAGTAAAGCATCTTCTATAGAATTATATAGACCACACCTCACACCTTTATGAAATACCTCAAATTTATTACGTTCTGCATTGTATCCGATTCCGGGATACCCTAGCTTATTCCTAGTAGACATTCCCTTAAACTTTACTGATTGTATAATATAAGTACAATCGTTATGCGTTAGTTTAGTGACAAGTAAATTTCCTATGAATGCAGAACTAGCAATATATAACCTTGAATTAAAATACTCCTCAGTTACATCATAAGGTAGAAATTTAGGGCGGTCTATATCCTTCCTGCAATTATGTAGATTTTCACTAGCAGTACATATACGCAAATTTTCTTTACGATTATTTTTAGAATTTTGGTCTATATGATCCACAACATGAACACCATCAAATTCTATTTGATTCATTATAAGACGATGCAATGATAACATTTTATATCTATAAGGCTTTTTAGATATTATTTCAAAATTAGCCTTAAAATAATATAACCCATCTACTTTAGCCTTTTTAGCATCAAGATACCACCGATATTTCATGATCCTTTCAATATCATCATTATCTACATAGATACCGCTTATCCCGGATATGTCTATCTCGGAATAAGTGCCACAATTCTGGACAATAGTTATATTAGTTTGTTTCATAATAACACCATACACTATAGAATATTTTTGTAAATACCCCTCATTATACCCAAGTTTCACACAGGCATAAGTCTATATAGTATATAGACAAAACCCACTTATCAAGAAAGTTATACACAGGCGCCTTGACTTTTAGCCTATTTTCTGATATAATCCAGTTTACTTGTGGATGAATTAAAAGGAGGTCAACACGAAATTATACAATAGCTTAAATTACTACAGTTTAACTTCACAAAATAGCAAATTGAGTCATTTTGACACACCAACCGTATACAAAAGGATACACCCATCTATTCAGACTACAGGGAACAGGGTCAAAGCACCCGCACAACAACAGGGTCGGGACGCCGGTACAACTAGCAGGGTTGGCTTTCCCGTACAACTACAGGGTTGAGTCACCAGTACAACTGGCACTTCTGCACCCAGACACACCCACTAATTCAAAAATAACCACAAACCCTTACTACAACTGGAGCCAACCATATTGCGGATGTCAGCAAAATTATCACCTTTCCTGACAAAACCACGCTGCATTCTCCCTCAGAACCCCCTATTTAATTTGAATTATTCAGAATAAATAAAAGCCCTCATCGAGCAAAGCTATGCTGGAAAAGGGCTGAGGGCAATTTCGATAAATCAGGAATTAAATGAATTATTTGGTATTTATTTCACCATTCATCCGACGAAGCAAATCAGCGTGCTGCCAAACTAGAGCTTCTCTAGGGAAATCCTTAAAGTTCCCTGTATGAAATAATCTTGGCCTATCTTCATCTGTGGGGGATCCACATCACGTTCCTCAATATATGCAATATACTTACCGCCACGATCATCCTCTTCAGCTCTAGCTGCACATATTGCAGTTTCGAGTGTACTATAGACATCATGAATATAGGAGTGAGTTTCTGTATCACCCCAACGTCTCATTAGTACAACATAAACTTTCATAATAGATCCTCCTTATATGTCTGCTGCGCTGGAATGGTAGTAATAGGCAAGCCGCTCTGGTTCTCTTAGGTAGCATATGCAAAGCAGAGCGCTCTGGTTATCCTATATGGATACTTGACCGCCTAGGTTCCTATTGGTTACTATTACCTTTAGGCCGTCCACCCTTCTTGCCATTCTCTCTACGGGCCTTAGCCTGTTTTGCCGTCTTTTTTTCCCCGCCAGCTTTGCCTAATACAGCACCAGCAGAACTCAGATTATCTTTGGATCCCATGCTTTACTCCTTTACTATCTCATATAATTTCAGGTCATAAAACTGACCATCTTGTAACAACGCTTCCTGCTTCTTCACACCAACAACCCTACCGTGATACTTCTCAATTACCTTGTCGTAGAGTCGTTCTGCAGGATTCCCTACCACACACTGAAAAGAAACCTTCCTGAAGTTCTTCAATAGATACTGCAAGAATGCTTCCATATCTCGTACAAAAGTAATAGAGAGCTTGGTTAAATCAAAATTAACAAATAATAATTCGCAGACAGAATTATCCTGTCTACATATAGTAGCTTTCATAAACCCTAACACATCTCCATTAGCATTTATGGATACACGTTTTACTCTAACATACTCGTCCACTTCGTCAACATCAAACGTATTATAACAAAGATAGTTACATAAATCTATGAACTGATATTTCTCTGGCTTATCAATAACCACCTTAGCCTTTTCTGCTAGAGCCTCTTTGTAGAGTATTGCTGGTTTAAGCATTAACCTTTCCCGCCTTCCACTCGTCCATATGTTTCCAGTTCTCAGCTATGTTCTCAAGAGTGTGCTTGGACTTCTCAATCTTTGCATCCAGAATTTCCTTCTGCTTGAGTAAATCCGTAAGCTTACAGTACTCGTCAAACAAAGCATCCTTAAACATCTGCTCATTATATGATCTCATTTCACACCATCCAACTTCCTAGCAACGCCATATACAAGTTCCCTCATACGCTTCATGGCTGCCTCATGCGTGGTGAACTCCCAATAGTGCTCGCTACCGCCGTGATATGCTACACAATACCTGATACCGGTGCCGTTGACGATAGGACGAACAGCCTTCTCATACAGTACAGCATAATACTTACCTGTGTCAAGCTCCCTCCTCCACATCTTCTTGCCCTCGTCGATCTCACACCAGAGGAAGCCTGTGTCTCTGTATTTGTACCAGTTAGTCATTTGTTTCTCCCAACATCAGTACCCTGACTGCTTCATCTTCAAAACGAGTAGTGACACACTCAGTAGTAAAGTGTGCTCGATATTTGCGTTCAAGAACATGATAATATCCCATACTATCTCGTATAAGCCACCGGTATCCACAAGACACACGTATACTTACATCAGTAGCTAGGGCTTCAGCAATATTCATCAAAAGTCTCCTTCTGCCACCTGAAGGCAAGTATAACCAGCATCACGCCACATCTTGACCACAGAAGACCTATCCTCAAGGATAAAAGCCACATCGTCTTTAGTGTAATCATTCTCGGAGAGGTAGTTGTCAAGAAGCTCTTTCTTAACGATGGTATCCGAACGGAAGTCTCCGTCTTTACGAAGAAGAATATCGTATGCATACATAAACCAATGAGTGTTGTACTGAAGCCATTGTCGTGTAGCTTCTTCACATGATTTTCTACGACCAGAGCAAAGCACAATATCATAGCCAGAACCAAACACAAGATCCTCAACAATCTTAATGATTGAATCAACAGGTTTATCTTCCCCGCAAGCACCATAGAAAGCATCCCAGTCCTTCGGAGACTGTCCAAGATACTTAATCCTGTCGCCTACCTTGGAAACAGTCCCATCAAGGCCACAAACTACAATTTTACTCATTCAATTACCTCCACGGTAATCTTAACCCTATGACCTTCAAGAGCAACAATGGAATCCATAATTTCATCAATAGTATCTTCACCTACAGCCATCCCACTATAAATGAACGATGATCCGTCTCTAACTTCACCTTCCCATATATCAATCTGCTTTTTCATTTGTTGTACAACCTCCTCAGGTATGCTTGATACTCTTCCTCGTCATCCCACCACTTAATCCGTGGCTCCCTAAAATCACTACACCAATAATCACAAATGTCATACTGGTTATAGACTTTCTTGTACGAGCAACCAGAAGCAAGGTCAGCATGACGAACGGCTTTATTGGCAAGTCTCTTGTCGTACTTCTTGCTTCTGCCGTTATCCTTGATTACACCACACTTCTTTCTGGATCGGCTCATTTTTTACTAAAAAAGTCCACAATATCCATGACCATAGAAATCCCCACCAATACAGTTATAAATACCATAACTTCTGTTGACTGCATGTGAATCGGGTTAATAGCCTCTGCAATAAGAATACCACTAATCAAAATAACAGTTCTCATGTCTAGCCTCCTTAAACTCTAATACCACTGATCTCAAAGAAGATGTCTGCATCGAAATTAGGCAGATTCTGCACCTGCTGACGCTCTTCGTTGCTTGCATTGACCCAAGCTCGTTTGAAAGCATCTTTATATGTAAAAGTCTTCAAGAATCCTCCACAAGCTTCAATATCCTGTTTATGCTCTGCTTTTTCTTCTTCTGTAGCAGTATCGTGGGACACCCACTGAGTGAGATTAAAATATAGGAAGCTAGGAACATTAAGACGATCTCTAGTAAGACTGGTGTCTTTATTGAATAACCGAATAAATGGCTCAGTGGTATTAAACATACCAGAGTTCCCGTTACCAGAGTTCATGTTACCAGAGTTCATGTTACCAGAGTTCCAGTTACCAGAGTTTCTGTCACCAGAGTTCCCGTTACCAGAGTTCCCGTTACCAGAGTTCCAGTTACCAGAGTTTCTGTCACCAGAGTTCATGTTACCAGAGTTTCTGTCACCAGAGTTCATGTTACCAGAGTTCATGTTACCAGAGTTCCCCACTCCTGTGTTTGCAAGAGTAAGCATCTCTTCCCAAGAAACCTCACGCATGATAGTAATAACTGAAGAACATTGTTTATCTTGGTCTTCTCCCAAGACTACTCCAGACAGCTCTACCTCTGCAACCTTGTTTGCAGGATCAAAGGAATAATAAGAAAAGCAATCACTTACTTTCTTGCAAGCGTGAAACCCAGCCGAGCAACACTCCTCTTTTCCTTCATGAGTATAGGTTTTACCTACTTCGTACTGAAACCCTCTGCAAGTCCAATCTGAATTAAATACCTTGTATGCTTTCATAGTAGCCTCCTTAATAATCAACCTAAGAGCATTATAGCACAGACGCAGGAGATGTGTCAAGTCCAAGAATTGCTTTATATTTCTCACAATACTCTGGAAAATGACATTGCACCTTCCTATCGCAGTAGGAACACTGAATCTGAGCGGAATCTTGTTTAGCTCGTTCAATACCAGCCAGGTAAGAATCCTTCATAGTCATCCAATCCTCTTTAGGGGGAGCTTGAAAACAATATTCATGTAGCCACAAATCAAACCACTTCACATCATGCTTTGTTATCATCCTCTACCTACTCTCATATTTAGACCTATTCAAAGTCCCATCGCCATACACATAACTATAATCTTTCCCATCGGGAAGGATCTTAATACTATGATTATGCTTCATTTCCCTTGCTGTCAATAGTCTTAGAAGCATCCTCTATAAAACAGTCTATGCTGCTTAGCAAAATCAAACTATCCTGTATGGCATTGTATTTATCTGTAGACATGCTGTATCCAACATATGCCCAATGTACATTATCATTAGCTTCCTCCAATATCCTTACATTTTCAGGTTGGTTATTTCGTAGCTGGAACCATGTATTGTATGCCTCACCTAATACCACAGCCCTTGCCTGTCTATCTCTTTCCTGCTCATCTCGAACAGGAAGTAATAGATCCCGTATCCTCATCGCATTCTGATTCACTTCAATAGCCTGTTGCATAGTTATCATTTCTTTACCCCTTTACCAACTGCTCTAGTGTACTTAGAAGGATCTAAGTCCTTCGCTCCACAATATAAATACTTACTCTGTACCTCATCTCGTGCCAGTTTATAGCTATTCTTGTTGTAAATAAATTGCATCACGAGTGCCCAAAGATAATTACGATCATCCCCGATAATAATATTCTGAAATATCTCGTCAGAAGTAACCCCATGCTCAGAAGATACCTTGAGTATCCAGTACAGAATATCTATTTCAGATACCTTTGTCCCCGGTTTATTGTGCTTAGTCCAAATTCCATCCTCACCTTTACAAGATTCCGCATACTCCTTAATGCAGTGATACAATCCCCAGACACGAGGATGATTGAATGTTAGCTCAGAGTAATACTTGTCGGGGCGCTCATTGAACCCATTATTTTCTCCAAACCAGATGGACTCTGGTGGTCGATCACCCCTTTTATCATTAGCATCCTTTCCAGGTTCATAGGATTCTTCTTTGATGAGGAATTTTGCAGACTTAGAAGATCCATTAGCCCCATCACAAAGAGCATTTAGCACAGGACTATAGGTAGCTGTCTTGGTCAGATATAGAATAGCCCTATTAGCATAGCCTTCTCTCCCAGCAGGAAGTCTATTTGCCTCTACCAACCAATCAATAATTTTGTCTCTTGTTAGTCCTTCTAAGTTGTGCCTCTTTATAATGTGGTACCCGCTCTTCTCATAGAAAGAACCATCAAGAATCTCTGAAATGTATGTATATAGCTTCTGATTATACCCATAGATAGCCCCTTTAGGATCCCTTTCGGCCTTATCTTGATAAAACCCACACTCCCTTATTCTAGCAAAAATAGGCATCCAGTCTTCCGGAATTTCTGAATCCCCTTCACTGGAAGGCGTAGAGGATGTGTCATCAGTATGTGTTGACAGGGTTTCTAATTCCTCTACACTAATGTAGACAGTAGGGTCTTTCTCCTCTTGTCTATCTGCCAGAGCTTCTGCATACTTATCAAACATACAGGTATTCAGCTTAAAGTATGCCTTTGGTGGATAGCCCCTTAACTCATACTTAAGTAACCCCAGAGCAACTAAATCATCCCGTGCCCTAGCTATTTGCTTACAGGATAATGCTGTTTCCTGAGAAAACTCCTCCTGTGTCTTATAAACCCAATAATCATGCTTTCGCGCCTTTGGATGCCAGTAAACTATCTGGGATAGCAGAACTATGGCTGCAGCATCTAGTCTATAGAACTTATCAGAGGATTTTGATGCTATCCTAATATTACCAAATTGGTAGTAGTAGACATGCGGCTGTAGTAAATCGATGGCACTGTCTGTAGACATAAAGAACTCCTAAAAAATGAAGCCTCTTGTATACACCCCCCTTTCGGGTAGCCACGGATGTATACAAAAGGCTCTCTGCGTTATCAAAACGCATACTCAAAGTGGCTAGTCTTGAGTATATGTTCTGAACATCTATGATGTTGACAGAATAGTATCAGAGGTTTATACTTTTGTCAAGTACCCTTATTCAGAAGTTACTTCAAGGATAACTGAATTTGCCTTCAAGGAGTATCAGAAATGCCTTGAAGTAACTTCTGGATTTGCCTTCAAGGAGAATGCTTCTTAAGACATTAAATTACTACATTAGAATACTACACTATATTACTACAGATATTATTACATAATATACAGAGTTCCTCTGTTCTAAGAATTTTAATATCCACCTGAAAATAAAGAAAGAGAAGAATTCCGAAAAAATAGGGTTTCGGCGCGCCAGCAGCCCTTGACAGGATTTCGCGGGTGTGCTATACTCTGGTTATTCTAATGGGGGGTGTTTTATGAAGGTAGAACTTAGTGAAAAGGAACTCAATATAATCAGCGAATCCCTATGTCTCCTTAAAGGTAGTTATTGGTTCTCTGGGGACAGAATGTATATTAACGAGATTTGTGATTTGTAGACAAAGATCACAGATGCAGAGCTTAACCCCTCTCCAGACGCACGAGAAGGGGTCTAGGGGCGATTTAGATTGAGTTTTGATGAAGCTACACAAGGAGGCTATTATGACTATTGAACTAGACATTGACGATTATCTTAGCTATGATGAGAAAAAGCAACTCTGCATTGATTATGTAAAGGAAACTTTGCGTGGGGATGCCCATCATGAAGAACGTATTTTGGGTAATATGGCCTATTCCGCTGCTTTTGCCATTCTGGATTCTGTTTTGACCCCTGAAATGATGCTATCAATCAGGGAGAAGGCTACAGAACAGATCTCAAAAGTGTCAGATTTTCATATCTTCCGTAAGAAAGATGCTTGGGGTCAGGAAGATAGCCCTGCTTATGTAGAAGTACAAAATGCAGTGAATGAACATAAACATTTTATCAATCCTTTGGTGAAACAGGCTATTCTGGAGCATGATTATGAAAAGGACTTGCCTGATGCAGGAGAGAACCTATCATGGTGTATTATTGACGCTCTTAAAAAGGGATTAAACTAGAGGTTCCCAGATAAGGGCTAGAATAGGTCACTTTGGGGCCAAATTCCTATCACTATTGATTATTTGACAAGTCTGTAGTGCTTTTTGTAAAACTATGCAAGGCACTACTTTGGCATCGTTAAAACCGCTATAATAGCGTTCTGTGTTATTTTATAAAATTTGTCTTAAAACCACTTGACAAATTTTCTGTTATGGGGTATGATGATCAAACTATAAAGGATAACAAGTGATAGAAGAAGCGATTTTTGAAGTTGGGGATCCAGTTTACTGGTGTGTAAATACCCGCAACTATATCTCAGAGAGAGCAGGAAATATAGTCTGTGCTGTCCCCCCTCTTGTTCATGCTAACGAAATGGGATTTGGTGAGGTGGTTTCTCCTAAGATGTCAGAGCGTAACAGCTGGTCATATCTAATCAGAACACCAATATCAGATCTATTATTCTGGGTCAGTAGTCCAATTGCACTTCCCCCAGATAAAATGTCCCTCATGGAGGCGCAGAAGCCCTTCACCACCAAACGGCAAGCCCCAACGCAGTCTATAGACAAGTCTGACCGCTTGAAGTTGAAGAAGTGGCTGAGGCGCGTTGATGCAGAGTTTACAGAGAGTGATAAGTATATCAATGTGCTATCTGGGAATAAGCGAATTGTATTTAACACACAGAATGGTGTGGAGTACATAGAGAACATAGAAGAGATTAAGTTTCAGTAAGGAGGGCAGTGTGCAAGGATGGACTAGTGTAACTAAAGAACTGCCACCAGATGGCTTATTGGTTTTGGGTATTGGGGCTAAAGGTGGGATGTTTCTAGGAATTGGTAGGAAAGGCTATGCTTGTATAGGTAGTGAAGATTCTTACTACATGAGTGTACCCAATAGTAGGGGTGGGAGATATGCTACTCATTGGATGCTTTTGCCAGAGCCACCTAAGGAATGATAACTGAAGACTTCTCTGAATATGTTCCTCAGCTAGAGGGCTACATGAACTTTATGAACACAGAGGAAACCGTCAAGATATGGGATCTTGAGAATATGGTTGCCCTTTGTGTTCAGGATGTCCCAATAAAGAAGACCAAGAGGATAGTCAAGAAGCTCTTTTGGGTTATCAACTATCTTCTGTTGGTGCAGAATAGGAAAGTGTCCATTCAGGATATAGGGCGCATAGAGATGCGAAAGCCTAAGTCTATGAACACAAGTCCTAATAACTGGATCCCTGTGCTGAGGCATCACATGAATTATCATCAAAAAGCAGGGAAATTCCAGCAAAAGTACAAAGGTAAAGTGGAGTTGGCTAGGCCGTTCCCTATTGATGAGTATTATGCCAAGTCCAGAAAGGCAATGCGGGAACGGGGTGAAACCCCACCTCCGCTTGTGCGAGACTGGGATGGCATGGAGCAATCTGTGCTGAGACAACTGGAATGGGTTAGGAAGATGAAAGCAGAACAGAGGCTTGACATATCCAAATAATTCTGTTATAATGTTCCGTATAAGATGCTTTATATGTGGTTTAGACTGTTCTTTTTAGATAGGATCTTATAAGGAACTTTCTAATTTATGCATTAGATGGCGCGAGGAGGAATCTATGAAATGTACGGTTTGCGGAAAAGAGTCAGATCAGGGCGCAAAAGTCACTATGACAATTTTTGGGGAGAAAACATTTTTTTATTGTAGTCCGGCTTGTGTAAAGAAAAGCGGACACGGAAAACAAACAAAAGATTCTCTTTTGAAAATGTTTGAAGATCGCGCCATCATCCAACAACAGGTTATACCTGACAATTAGTAAATTGCAGGTGAACAAAACTACACCACATCATGTGCAAGAGAAGTTATTGGCTGGGAACCTAATGATAATAGAGAAATTGACTTTTGTGATTGCTGTGGGGGACAGATAAACATTGTATAATTTTATTTAGAATGAGGGTACTTGTACAAAATCATAATTTAGTACACATTACAGACTATGCAGGATTTACTGAAACCACTTGAGTCGCAGAGAAAGCACCTAGAAGAAGGCTTAGATGAAGCCTTTCAAAACTACATCAAGAAGAAGTACGGCTATGCTTGCATTGTTTCTGGTGAGAAGAAGTCTGGGACGATCTTTTATCTGTTTGGCTGCACTATGTACCCAAGTACTCGGTGGAATGAGTTCAATGCTGTTACCCTATGTCGTAGGGAGCGAGATAAATACTATGAGGGGCACCCCCTTGCTGTGCTGGATTGGTATGTGAAGACTTTTGGGCAAGAGAAAATAGATGAGCTTAGGTCTATTGCTGAAGGCAAGACTAAGGTTTACAGTATACAGGAGATCATAAATATGACTAATGATTATATTAAGCGAACGCGAGAGCTGCCTGCCGTAAAAGCATTCAATGGCAGGATTGTGAAATGACATTACGAGGTATTTGTATTTTGTACATATGTAATAATGCTTTGCTTTTTTTGTGTGGCTGGATGGCTACAAAAGGATTATATGGACGCAGATGATAAAGAACTACAGCTACAAGTGCAGAGTGAAATAGCAGAAATCCTCCCAGATAGTACAGATGAAACCTTTGAAGGGCTTTCCCTGACTCCGCAGGAAGTCCTATTTGCATTTAAGTTAGTAGAAACCAATGACAATGTAGAAGCATATAAACTATCCTTCGGAGTCTCAGAATACAAAAAATGTTTAGCTCAAGGTTCTAAGCTGGCAAAAAAAAGAGATATTGTAGAGGCTTGTAAGAGGCTTAGAGAAGCAATATGGCAACACGCCCAAGAAATCCTTCCCATTACCCTCCTGCAAGACCTTGAAGCTATTAGGAATATAGATCCCCTCGACTATTATACTGCAGATGGTGAAGCCAAGATGCTTGATGCTATCCCTGCTGATAAACGTAAACTTATAAATAATATAAACATCATGGTAAACTCAAAAACAGGTGAACGGTATATCCTGTTTGACCTTCCTAATAAAGCTTCTGTAACTAAGACCCTGCTCGACCTCATTAAGGTTAGAGCTGAGACTGGTAGCAATAGGGAAGATACAAATACTATGGGCGAGGCTCAGGCTAAGATTAACGAGATTTTTGGGAATATAGGAGTGCAGAAGAATGAAAGTGTCTGATGTAAAGTTAGGAGCCAGTATTCTGCATGTACTAGGAGATATATGGGAATCTGCTATAGGATGTATTACTAGTATTGGGCATTTTATTGTGTGCTTGTTTAGTTTGATTACAAGCATAAATATCTTAATAACATATCCTATTTTTTACCCATTAGGTAAATACTTTCTGTTGCCTAGAGCTATCAAACGAGCAGAAAAAGCTACAGAAGAACATATGAATAGAATGTTTCCTGATAGGGGGAAAACAGATGCAACTAATTGATAAACTGTTTATATGCAGGATATGGCTATGGTATAAACGAAAGTTGTATCAGAACAAGAAATGCTTGGAGAAAATCAGGAAATATGAAACCAACAAGTAAGATGTACTGTATCCAGTGCAAAAAGACCACAGATCACGTTCCTTATATAGAGGATGATGCCCTCAATTATAACGGAGTTATGGTAGAGTTCACTGATAAAGGATTCATCTGCTCAGTGTGCGGATCACAGAATTGCACCCCGGAGCAGTATGACAGTGTGATGCAGGAAATTAGAGAGAATTATGAGTTGACACGGCATAGATAATATGCTATAATATGATTATTAAGGAGATAGAAATTATGGCATGGGTATGTGATAACTGTCATTCTGTTTGGAGTGATGCTGCTATAGAATATAGTGAAGCAGATGAAGCAATATGTCCCTCTTGTGGGGATACTTGTGTTGAAGAAGATCTTGGTGAAGATGACTAAAAAACAATACTTCGACCGTTGTAAGAATTTCGATTGGTACTTTGATTTCTCTGATGACTACTTTGGTGTAGCTCTTCCGGGGAAACGGGTACAGGAGCAGTTGGAGCAAGCTTATATGTGTTTCCCTGAGTGGAAGACTATTTATATGGCTTGGCATGATTATCACTATTCTGGTGATAATTGGGAGAAAGAACAAGCTCTCAAACCGACGTATGAGATGTTTGATATTAAGGGGGACAAAGAGTGATGGTTGCAGAGTGAAATAGGTGGTATTATACAGTTTCAGGTGAAGGATTTTATTTCTATCCTGAAATTATATCTGTGCAAGCCTTTGTGGCTGTACTTGGAGGAGCATAATATGAAAGATGGTTATTATTGGGTTCGCGTAGACGCTACAACAGAATGGGAAATAGCATACCTAAAAAACGAAACATGGTATTTTAACGGTGATGGGTTCAGTCACTCTCACGAATATGTGTTAGAAAACGTTGCCGAAATCGGTGACTATATCGAAACGCCTGATAAGTATAAAAGGGGGCTAATTAAATGATAGGTGGAGGAAGTTGTTTCTGGAAACCTGATGTGTTTAAGATTAATGGAAAATTGCGTTTTTCTACTTCTTGTGGTGAGCATTGGTTCGCTAGTGAGGGTAGAGGAGTACCCTTTAATATATGCCCATTTTGTAATAAGACAATTTGGTTTCAAGCTGACGATGCAGAGGTGAAGGAATGTTAAGTCATTTTGAAGAAACAGAACTTTATAAAGTAATCGAGAAGTTAGTGAATACTAGGGATGACCTTAGTAATAGCATCAGTGACAAAGCTAAGAAATCAATTACAGATTGTTGCAATATGCTAAATGAACTTATTGAGGATGCTAAATACTGATGCCATCAGAACAAGAAGCCCATCTGGAGCATTGCCGAGTGGTTCAGTGGTTTAAGAATAATACTAAAACCCTATGGATATTTCCTAAGAACACAGTCTATCTGGTGGATGAGACATCCTTTAAGGAGATCGAGGGTATTAGTGATTTTCATGTAGTGGAGGAGGTTACAAAATGATTGTATATATTGTGTGTGGTATGGCAGTTCTAGCAGTGGTAGGACTGGGGTTTGTTGTAGGATACGTTTTTGGACATCGTAAAGGTTGCATACATGTATATGCACAATGGGCAGCAAATAATTATGTTAGTAAACAGAGAGAGGTAAAATAATGTGTGATTTAGACAGTAATGGACAAAAGAGACATGTGATATTCAAGAGAAGGCTTTTGTAAGTATTGATATGGTGCATGATCTATGTATAACAACTAGCATTTGGTACTGCCCTATATGTTTATCAGTGTTTGACAGTTCAGTAAAATTAGAGCACTTGACAAATAAAAAGTAGTGTGATACAATCTTCCATACATCAATAGGAGGACATTGATAATGGTCTCAGATAAAGATTTTGTTTTGCTTGAAGGTACTGTGATAGGGAGTCCATATAAGAGTGTAAGTGGAGACAAAGTAGCCCTTAATTTCACTATTGAGTCTATGCGAGACAATGGGTATAGTAAAAAGACCTATAACCATAATGTCGTCGTCTGGAATAAGATGGTTGAAGATTTTGAAGAGAAAATAATCAACGGGGCTTATGTCAGCGGACGAGGACATTTGCAGACGCAGAAGTTGGTGTACAAGGACGTAGAGACTGGAGAGGTCAAGACGTTGGAGTACGATAAGATAGCTCTCGATTATATTGAGATCGGTTAAGGAGGATAAGGTTGGTGACAAAGTTTATTACTGGTTTGTCTGCAAGTATTGTTGCAGTAGTCCTCATTGGATTTTGTGCAGTCGTTAGTGGAACTATTGTGTGGCTGATTTGGCCTGTAGTCATTCCTGCCGTGTTCCCAGCAGCTGTTGCTTCGGGAGCTATTGCAGGGAAACTGTCGTGGTGGGTTTCTGTGTGTCTCACTTGGCTTACGGGACTCCTCATTAAGAGTACTACTACAGTAAATAAATAGGAGGTACTATAATGCCTTTGAAAAAAGGATCGTCAGACAAGATAGTTTCAGCTAACATCAAGAAAGAGATGGGTAAGGGAAAATCACAAACCCAAAGTGTAGCCATCGCGCTTAATGTTGCTGGAAAGTCAAAGAAAAAGAAGGAGAAAAAATGAATTCAAAGTTTGCAAAAATTGCAGGAACAATCCTGCTTGTAGCGGGGGGTGTACTGCTGTTTATTGGCGGGGTGTCATCCTCAGCAGCCATTGCTGTGCTTGGTGCTGTATTCGATCTGGCTCTGCTGATTGCAGGACTATTTGGGGCAGTTATCGTAGCTAAGGCTAAGAAGGTTGTAGCAGTAATTAAGTCTTAGGATCTTATTAGGGGTGATCGGTCGCATTTGGGTGACTTGCCTCAGATGGAATTAGCACGAGCATGAGAGAGAACAAGCCC